ATCAGTAAACCCTCGTGGTTGACAGTTGACAAAAGTCTGTAGGCCGATTGACACTGTCTTAGAAGTAGTATAAACCTATTGCAATTAGCCTACGGCCCTATTGCAACGGGTTTGTAAGGGTCCAGAAGAACCCAGTACGTATCCGCAAAATATGGCCCTCCGGCCCAATTATTTAATTTTTAATCATAACCCACTGTAAGAAAATATCGCTAAACCCAATCCGATGAATAAATCCATAGACCATCTGGCCTTCCTGAAAGCACTGCCTAATCACCCTCAGAAGTCAGAGATGTGGTTTCAACAGAGAAAGAACAAGTTAACGTCAAGTGACGCAGCTACTGCACTTGGTATCAATCCTTACAAGAAACCGACCCAACTTCTTCTTGAAAAATGCGGGGCTGGTCGCTCATTTGAGGGCAATGAAAGCACTATACATGGTCAAAAGTATGAAGACGAGGCCATTGGAAAGTATGAACACATCATGGGTAAGGAGAACCATATATTTGGTATGGTCTCCTTCGCCGATTTGGATCCAATCAGGGCTACTAGGGATTCTAGCAGGAAGTACATCAATGAGATCTACCACTTTTTAGGTGGTTCGCCAGATGGGATCTCCACCGATAAAGTCATGACAGACGAATCTGTATTGGCTCAGGTCGAAGTAAAGTGCCCTCTAAGGAGGAAGATCAAACATGGTCAGATACCTGAATACTACTTCCCTCAAGTACAGCTGAACATGTTCATACTCGACCTCGAGGTTACTGATTTTATAGAGTATATACCAAGTATGCCTGGCAAAACTATGGAAATGAACATGGTTAGGGTATACAGAGACGAGGAGTGGTTTGACAAGAATTTCCCGATTTTACAGGAATTTTGGGCCTTGGTACAGCTCTGGAGAACTAAGGACATTACAACTCACCCAGACTATGACAAGTTCTTCCCTGTCAAAGTACCTAAGTCGACGCCGGACTTTCTCTTTATAGACGACCCTTCTGAAGAAAGGCCGTCATCACTTGCCAATGGGGCATGTTTGTTCGTCGATGACGATGACTCAACAACCACTCTTAATCCGGTAAACACTTAGAATTTTGTGATACTTCTCTATGATCGGATAAGGGTTCAGACCCCTTTCTTCCTGTAGATACATCTTCATGTCTTCAGTATTGATTGTCCCCAATTCAAGTGTTTTACTAATCTCGTCGTGGCTTCTGAAGAATATGTTTCTGGCGTCTTGGTACTTAAAGTCATCTGGTATGGATATCCCTACCTCCTTCAATTTTTCGATGGATTGGTATGCCTGCATATAGTTATAGGCCTTCTGTGGAGGTATTTTTGGCAATGTCGTGCAAAAGTCACAACCGCTCAATATACACATATCAACGAACGATTTCGGACTCAAACCGGTTAGTCTTAGGATCTCATTAACGTCTATTACAGTGACCATTGAATTTAGGTAGCCCTTGCGAAGGACCTTGATGGGTTTAGGGTCAAACTCCTTTTTGGCAGGATCTTCGTCCGATTCCATACTGGCAATGAAGTACGGTATAACGTCAGTATCCTCTGTGTAGACGTAGTCGGCTATTCCCTTTCTTTGCAGAGTCACGCAGAACGCCTCGGCGTCTTCGTTTGCCACTATGAAGGGTACTCCCATTAGCTTTAGTAGGTACTTACACTCGTTGTGGTGGTTCTTGCCGACAGTCATGAAGGTCATTTTGCGCTGTATTTTGAATAGCTGGTCCAATGTATCGTTCAGTTCGGGACTTAGGATAATCTGCGAACCAGGTTCGGTGACTTCGTTCTTGTCGATGCTATCCAGTTGCTCAACGAATTTGTTTTCTAGTTCTTCGACCTTGCGACAGATCTGCTCTTTGTAGGTAAATCGTTTGGTAAGTACATTGTTTTGTTTCGCAATGCTTGGGCATCCGTCGAATACGTAGATTGGAACTATCCCGTTCTCCAGGTGCCAAAAGACGTTGTTAAGAAAGCCGAAGATATGTGAATTTTTGGACTCGGTAGACCTATACTTATGGATAAGAATCTCACTGTCAATGGCGACCTTACTTCCACAGAATTCGCTTATGTGTTTTTGTGTTATAGCTGACGCTGCATACTGGTTGATCAATCTATTCAAGCCCTTAATCCCCATCCTTTCGAATTTACCTTCGACAATGTTTTAATTGGTGACTTTGGATGAACTCTGAGTAGGCTCCAAAACCTTTTGGTTTCGTCTATGTTGTAGGACCTCGCCACTGAGACCCTACCTCAGATTTCGCAGTGTCGTAGCGACCTCATTTGGGTCGCTGGCCCGGCAGTTTTCAAACGAACGTGGCCATCGTGAAAAGTGATTAATGAGTGACCTATCCTTAAAATTTTGAAAAGTTCTAGGCGAAGCGAGGGTAGGGAAGTAGTGGTTTGTGTAAGAGGCATAGTTGGTAGCCCAATTACTGTGGGCGGTGGTCCGGAAATTTACGCGTATGCGGTAAGTCTGAAAAGTGATTAATGACCCTATCCTAAATTTTTTGACTCGCCGAGTTGGCGTTAATCACTTTTCCGGGCCTCTTCGACAGTACATTCGGCCTACGGCCCTACCGGTACAATTGCGCCGGACACTTCCAGTGCTTTTCCTAGGAACCTCTCAGAAATTTACGCGGACCTCCGCCATTAATCAATTGATTAATGGAGGAGGTCCGCGTAAATTTCTCCGGACCCTCCACTCAAGTAGTTGGGTCTAACTAGACCTCCTACATAGACCTACTTCCCTATAGAACTTTTCAAAATTTTAAGAGCATGTCTAGCATTAATCAATTGATTACGACCGGACACGCGCGAATTTTGCCGGGCTTCCCAGTACGACCACCCCGTAAAGGCTCTGCGCACCCCTCCGCGATGGACCCTCCGACCCAAACGAGATCACGAGGGGGTCGCCGGCGGGGGCCTTTCAGTCACGTACTAACCACATACAGTTGTCTTGAGGATGTCTGGTATGTGGAACTTTAGATCAGGGTTATACCACAGACTTGCGTAGAATACATTACTTGGCCCTCCGACAATCTCAGCACACTTAGACAACAGAATCATGTCTATCAGTACATTGGTATCCTCCTCGACTTGAGCCAGGTTGTTGGAAGTCCAGTCACTGTTTTTGTCTGGGTTTCTATAGTGCTCGTATATGATCAATCTGTGACCATACTTCTTTCTGAAGATCTTCTCTACCTCTTTAAGGTGAGTTGCCAAGTAGACACGTTCGTACTCAGACTTATCGATGTAGTCCGTATAGGCCTTGATCTGATTTTCAAAGTTTAGGTCAGGTCCGTCACTTTTTGGGCTTGTTGTGTAGTGCCCAATAAACCTAATATGGGCTCCAATTGCTCCCTTCTTGAATGCGTCGTCGTACTTAGAAGTAATGCTAATGATCTTCGGATCCACTGCGTAGTGCTTATGGAAGGCCTCGTTTAGTCCGCGTCTCTTTTGAGGTAAATTCTTACTTTCGTAATGACTAGCAGATCGGTGCTCGTCCAGGTTTAATGCTTTAGGTAACATCGGACCAAGCACGGCCAAGTAAGGACTTTCGCCATTGACGTAATTCAATTGGTTGTTGTAGTGGTTGTTGGCTGGTTTGACCACAAGTCCAGGGGGGTTTTTTGTGACGATATTGGTGAAGTTGTCTATAACTAGGGGTTTACCGAGAGAGTGCGTAAACCTCAGTGCATTATTGACATTTGCGAAATAGCCATAGCCTATCCTAGGATAGAAGTAGCTCGATTCCGATAAGATGATCAACGGGACGATTATCAACGTTATAGATATCACTGCGGACACGGACACAATACTAACATGAATGGGCCTAAAAAGTGAAATTAACAACAATACTAGTGAAAAGATGGACATGACTATCCCCGCAATAAGACAAATAGCCAAGGACTCTAAATAGACCGTGGTCATTTCTGAGTGCCAATATTTTATCCGTTTACTTAGAGATCTGGCTCAAAAATTTTCTGTGTACCTATTAAAAAGAATGTCGTTTAGTTTCGGTAGGAGACACAGACGCCGATCTCACAGATCTAGTAAAGGCAGCCGTAAAGGAAGCAGACGCTCCAGACGTGGAAGCCGCAGAGGCAGACGCCACAGACGCTCGAGACGTGGAAGCCGCAGAGGCAGACGCTCCAGACGTGGAAGCAAGCGGTCCAGACGTGGAAGCCGCAGAGGAAGACGCCACAGACGCCACAGACGTAGACACAGACGCAGCCACGCTTTCGGGGCTTTTGGGGGCGGATCCCCAGGGTCGCTCCTCGAGTTTGAGGGACCGTATGGCGGCTATGGTCTGGGTGCCGGTGGAAGCATGGGCATCTCGGGATTGAGACGTGCCTAGATTTGAGTGTTGTAACTAGTATTGAAAACGTCTTAAGGACTTAGATCCTAGTAGTTTGACATATTAGCTCAGTTGGCAGAGCGTTTGACTGTTACGGCCTTTGGCTGTGGTATCAAAAAGTCGCAGGTTCGACCCCTGTATATGTCGTCAATTAATAATCATTCCTGTGAAGTGGTTCATTCTTCCATTCACATGAATTGTCTGGCGTATGATAGGCTGTGGAGTACTTCTTCGTCGTCGCTGTAATAAATGCTAATTGTTGTACAATGGGGCCGTAGGCCATTTGGCACATTTTTGTCTGGGTTTGTAAATAGGTGCAAAAAGGCCTACGGCCCCATTGCACAACAATTAGCATTTACTACAAGGTAGACATTGCGTGAGTTCGTAAGGTTGGCAGGGTTGGCATACAGTGCAAAAAGGCCTACGGCCCCTATGGCACACCGCC